AATGCTTAATCCCCGGGAAAAGGAGATATTACTATATTATTTTGTTAACCATACTAATACGCAGCCCTTACGAGTAAATGATGGGACAGTGGCTGAATTAGAGTTTTATGAAATAATCTCAAGAACTTCTCAAATTAGTCAGGGATGGTTTGAGTTTCCGTATAACTTAAATCCATGGGCAAGAGAATATCTAAGCGAACATCCTGGATTATTGAATTTTACTAGAGAAGAAGAAGCAATACTTAAACAATTAAATGAAAGAGAACTGTGGCCATTGTAGAATGAATTATTGAGCATTATTCATATAAGGATCGAGCCCTGGCATGTGCCATATTCTACTTGCCCTCTATTGACAGTGCCAGGGATTGGCGGATACTGCAAGGAATTGTGTAGCCGGAAAAAGGGGGGATAATATTGTTTTCATTTCTTGAACAAACTAATCCAATAGAAAATGAAGTCGGCCTGAGAAGTTTATTTAACCAAGTTCACTTATCTGATGAATACCGAACAGTAGACTGGGTAGACTTTCTATTGAAGAGGAATTGGGATGACTGCTATTCAATCGTTATAGATGAGAATGAAATAAAAAAATCAATAATGACAAAAGAATCGCTTATATTGGAGTTGCCGAGGATACCAAAAGATGTATTCAGCCTAGTTAGGGTAACTGAAAGTTGGGTGGTATTTATTCATAACGTACTTGGCAATAAAAAAATTATCAGGATATTCATAAAGAAGTAGAATAATGATTATATTTAATAAACAGAGATATATAAATCGCTTGGGCACCCTTGGGTGCTTTTTTTATTGGAGGTAAATATGAACATGCAAATTATATCATTGAATCGTATTATCCTCCGGCAAATAATCCACAAGTTCACCTGAATATTTGGACAACCGGAGTTTTATGGTGAATGATGGATTAGCAAAGTTAAAACCGGCTGTCCGGACGAAGGACTTCTAAGAAAGAAGTGTCGAATTGCTAACAGTTGATAATTAGGTCAGGAAATGTTTCCTGACCACTTATATTGTCGCATATATTGGTTATCTGTAACGTTACAAGCAGCACACCCAAAACCCTTGTAAAATCAAGAGCTTCATTAATAGGCAGAAGGTTTGTAACTCTTGTAACGATAAAATCAGCATTACAGAAAGGAGTGTAACGTTACATGGCGAAACAATCGAAAATTGAAAAGTTTGGCTGCGGAGACATTGTGAATAAAGGGATCAAAGCTGGGAAGTCTGTACGTCAAATCGCTCAGGATTGTTCTGACTTCGCGAAGGAGGGAATATCTCATACTGCTGTAGCGAAATACATCAAAGACCGGGAAGACAAAGAGCAGATGTTGAAAAAAGAAGTTATTGCTATGCATAAAACTCGTGTTCTTAAGGCTGTGAATCAAGAAATTGATATCATTCAAACAAACTTAGATGCCACAAAGCGTATGATTGAGCGTTTTGAAATGATTGATGATATGCCTAAAACGTTCAAGTACTTCATGGACAGTATGTATGAGATAATTGAGAAGAATGGTGCCGGAACCAACTTTATTGAATTCTTTAAAGATTGGCAATCCAATTTTGAAAATGAACTACGGCGCAAGGTTTATGAAATTGCGACTTTGAACAAAGAAGTTCGGGAGAACATGAAGTTTACCGTTCAACTTCGTGAGAAGGCGTTTCAGTTCGAATTGGTTCAAGAGTATATCGGATTATTCATGGAAATCTTCCAAGAAGAATCTAAGGACGGTGCATATGAACGAGCTGTCACAAGAATTGCGACAAACCCACGAATGAAACAATTGGTGGATCAGCAAAAGTTATATGTTGAGAGTGGTGGTTGATTTGCTCTATAAGATTCATGAAAAGCTTAGGCTGGCTGCTGAAGCAATAAGTCCTGTCAATGATAATGAATTCAGATACATCAACCTTGCTGGCGAATTAGTGAGAAAGCTTAAAAAAGAATATCGAGAAGATCCAGAAGCCTTGAAATCATTAAAGGGAAACCTTGATGACTTCGAGGCTTTTTGTTTTTCTTATTTGAGGATTAAAACGAAAAAGGGCGACATTGTTCCACTTACACTAAATAATGCTCAACGGAAGCTTGCGAAGACGGTCTTTGAGCAATTGGCTAAGAGCAAGCCGGTTAGGATTATTATTTTAAAAGCAAGACAGATGGGCTTCTCGACAACGACAGAAGCAATCATCTATTATCTATCCTCACTTCAGGAAGCAAAGAATGCATTTATCGTTGCGCAGGATTCGGCTGCTTCAGAAAACCTTTACGACATGTTCCGGCTTTATTACGATTACGTTCCAAACATGATTAAGCCAATGCGGAAGCGTAACAACGCTAGGCGTTTGACATTCGAGAATCCTGCACTAAAAGATTCAGAACGAAAAAAGGAACCGGGATTAAAATCCAAAATCACAGTCCAATCCGCTGAGAACAGAGTTTTGGCACGTTCTGAAACAATTCACTACCTCCATGTATCTGAGCTTGCTTTCTGGCCGGAGAACTACAAAGTCAAACACCGAACATCGCTTTTCGCAGCCCTGTCTAAAGAAGAAGGATCAGTTGCAATAGTGGAATCAACGGCAAATGGTATCGAGATTTACAAGGAGATGTGGGATGATGCAGTTGCAGGTAATAGCGACTACATTCCATTGTTCTTCCCCTGGTTTGATATGCCTGATTATAGGATGCCGATACCTGAAGACTTTGTTCTCACTAAAGCAGAACTTGAACTAAAAAAAGAATTTAACCTCGATGATGAACAGTTACAATGGCGGCGCTACACAATAAAAAACGATCTCGGCGGCGATGAAAAACTGTTCCGTCAAGAATATCCATCCACGCCAGAGGAAGCTTTCCTTGTTACCGGTCGAACTGTTTTCAATCAAGATAAGCTTGATAAAATGACTCATCATACAAAGGAAGGCATCCGCTACAATATCGTGATTCCTCCAGCAATTGAAGGTGAAGGTTATGACTGGACGAAAGTTGAATTGGTTGAAGACGAACGTGGAGAACTTGAAGTGTTCCATGAATTCGATCCAGGACATGAATATTGTATTGGAGCAGACGTTGCAGAAGGTTTGGAAGGTGGGGATGCATCGGCAGCTTATGTTATTGATGCCGAAACGGGAGAAGATGTAGCGGTAGTTCATGGGCAGATGGACTTGGATATTTATGCGAAGCAATTGGATTATATCGGTCGTGCATATGGGGATGCTTTGCTGGGTGTTGAAACGAATAATGTTGGTCATAGTGTGGTTAATACGCTGCTAAACGTTACCTTCTATCCAAACATGTATCATCATGATCAATATAATGCCGAAGCTGGTACAAATGAAACAAAACCCGGCTGGCCCACAACTACAGTTACTAGGCCGATCCTGGTTGATGCTATGGTTGAAGGGATACGCGAAGGAGTATGGCGTATTAACGATGCTAACTTGATCAATGAAATGAAGACTTTTGTTCGGAATAGAAGCGGCAAACCGCAAGCTATGGGTAAAGGAACACAAGGTGGCTGTAAGGATGACCGTGTATTAGCATACGGCATTGCTCATCAAATGCGATTACGCAGACCTCCAAGCACAAAACATATAATGATCCCTTCAATTGTAGGCTTGCACATTAAGAGGTGATGCAAAGTAGAATTTTGTAGAAAATTCTGAAAGAATATAGTGCATACGAATTAATTAATTAGGAATAGTATCCCATATTAGTGTATTTTGTTGAAGTTCTGTTCCTCATGTGATAACGTTTTCAATGTAAGGTAAATAGTTACAATTTGAGGAGGAATTACTTTGAAAAAAGTGTTATTTTCTGTTTTTTGCTTCATGTTATTGTTTTCAGTTACTGTTTCAGCGAAAGGTGTAGATGAAAAAACTGTTTTAAATAATGAAAATGTTATCTCGGTAAATCTTGATGGTGTTATTTTGAGGGATGCAAAAATTGTCGCAGACTACGAATCAGACTTTGCTGATTTACTTCAACAGCTCATTGATTATGATTCACAATACTCGAATTTGGTTGATAAATATAACAATGAGATTGATCCAGAAAAAAGAGAGGTTTTATCTAAGATAATTGATATTATTAAACAAAGACTTGAGGAAGAAACCGCCACATTGCTGCAAGAACGATATCCTAAAAGTAAATTTGAGCTAAGCAGCACTTTACTGAAAGAGCACCAACAACAAAAAAGTAATATTACTCCACTTGCATCTATAGACAGTACATGGAATAAAGGGGATTATGGCACTAGTTCGACCACTGGAATAGGATCAACAGCATCGTACTCTCATGCTATAAATTTCAATAGAGCTTACGTTTATGTGTCACCCTCATTTTTTACAGGTTCTGCTACAGCTATATCCGGCATTCAGGTAGCTCCTACTGAAAATCAAACTGCTACAGTAAAAATAAATTCAGTTACAGCTAAGGCTACTGTTTCGTGCGCTACAGATAATTCTTACGCAAATTATACGCTTGATGCAATAATTTATAATCCATTATTTAATCAGGTGGTTCGCTCTCAACAAGTTGCATCTGAAGGATGCACCTTAGAATACAATTTAAAATATCTCGATCTAAATTCTACCACTGTTAATTTTTATAACGTTCCCTTGGTAGCCTTTAATGGTGCTAGAGTATACTTAAGAGCATATGCTGATGTCTACTACGGATTTGTTTATTCTGGCGTTGATCAAGGTGGGGCTAAATGGGGGACTATTCAGGTTTACTAATCATTTCTTGATTTATTTTTTAATAGACTAGGAGTTAACAGAAATATGGCTGATATTATACTAAAAATTATTATTTTGATAACTCTCATTTTCATATTTGTAAAAATCACTAACTTAGATAAAGATTTGAGATTGAGGTTAAAGGTATCCACCCTCTTGTTTTCAATAGCAATTATCTACAGTTTGCTGATTTATTTTTTAATGCCTAGTATAACGCCAATAATTCTTAATTCAGCTAAAGAAAAATATCAGTTTTGGTTAGAAGTAATAAAGGCTCCTGAAAATATACTAATATTATTGGCGTTGTTAAATTTGCTTGCAGTTGTGAGGGACAAACAGTTTTACAAGAAAAATCAGCAGTAAATGCGGAGAAATGCAATGATATTCTGTAGATGGATAAGAATGAGCGCTAGCCTAATAGGTTAGCGCTTTTTCTATTCTGCGGAAAGGTGGTGAAACATTGAAATGGTATCAGAAGGCTATTAACTCTCTGGCAATGAACGTTCTGCCAGCCGCAGTTAAACGCCAAATGATGGGGATAGGACGGGCAACAGTTCCAAAGAATGCTAATCCCTGGAGCATCTTTAATTGGCTGCCGAAGAAATATCAACAGGCGCATAATATCGACCTGACAAAGCTCCAAAGTTATACAGCAGAAGAATTGCTGGAACTGCTTATTTCCGTTCATCCTGACGTATCCTATGCGCTCTATACCTACTTTCGAATGGGGGATACAGGGATAACATTTACCGCAAAGAAATCTTCGGGCAGCGAGGACAAGGGCGGTCAACGTGTTCTGGATGAATTGAAGCGGATGCTTAACACACCATTGCCGTCCCCAGGCTATCAGCATGGGCGTTCACTCGACAAGTTGGACACTGTTCAACGTATGATGATTATGGTACGCGGGGCGTGTGCTGGAGAAGTGGTGTTGAATGATCGGTGCAATGATGTTGTTGATATTGTGCCGGTTGACCCATCGCTCATTTGGTTCCGGCGCGATGATGCTACAAACCGCCTAATCCCTTGGCAGTATGTAAAACACGGTCAACGGAAACAGGGCGAAGAATGGTTTGGTCAATACAAAAAGATTGATACGCCAACATTCATCTATGAAGAATTCGACCCAATGGTCGACGATCCGTATGGGCGAACGCCAATGTTACCAGTTCTTCAAGTAGTCTTCTTCCACCTTCAGGTGCTTCAGGATTTAAAGGCCGTTGTTCACAATCAAGGTTATCCGCGATTGGACATATCAATGATGGAAGAAATTATGTTGAAGAATGCACCGGTTCAATACAAGAGTAATCCGAAGGCTCAGGAACAATGGCTCCGCGAACGGATGGCTGAAATCTTGAACCATTTTAATTCACTTAATCCAGATGACTCCCTTATTCATTGGGACAGCGTTAAAGTCGAATACCTTAAGGGTGGCAACAGCGGCCCCATGATAGATATCAAGAAGCTGATCGACATCATTGATACACAGATGGCGACAGGTCTTAAGACTCTACTAACCATCTTATCCCGACATCAAGGTTCTACGGAAACATACAGCTCCATTGATACCCAAATCTACATTAAAAATGTTGAGTCCGCGCGGAACGTTTCAAAACGTTTCTGGCAGCGGGCTTTTTCTTTGGCTGCGAGGATACGAGGGGCGCAGACGAATGTAGAAGTGGATTATGCTCCAATTGATTTGCGCTCGGAAAATGAAGTGGAGCGTGATCGAAGGGCTAAAATTAGCAACTACGTCACAGCAGAAAAGAACTTTTTCATTACGCCGAAGGAGGCAGCTGAGGAAATTCGTTGGACTCTTGGCCTTAATCCTAAAATACCACCTGAGCTGATTCTTAAACTTGAGAGTAAACATGTTCCGCAAACAACTGAACAGATTCCACCGGGAGGAGGTGAATAATCAATGGCAGTGCCTACAGTAGAACAATTATCTAAAATAAATCGGCTGACGCTTGTTCCATTAACCGAAGATCAGACGCATGTATTTCAAGCGAAGATCATTGGCACAAAACGGATTGAAAAGTACAGAATGAAGATTACACCGAACTTCCTTCGGAAGATGGCGGATCAAGTGAAAGAGGGTATAGCGCTCCTTGTTGACCATCCTTGGATGAATTTCGGAACGTTATCATTCCCATATGGGAGAACGTTCGACAGTCGCATTGTCGAAGAATCTGGCGAATTGGAACTGTACGGCGATCATTATATGGTCAAGGGTCAAGAGGCTAATGGAATTTCAACCGATCAGTTAGCTTCAGGGATTGACGGCGGTACGCTGTTCGATACATCAGCAGGATTCATTACGACAAAACACACTTGCAGTATTTGCGGCGGGAATTACTTCAGAGGATCGGAATGCTCTCATTTACGCGGTCAGCTGTATGATGGGAAGGAATGTCTCGTACTGGCTGATGATGGCTACATCATGGAGAACTCCATTGTCTTTGATGGCGGGTATGAGGGGGCTGGGTTTAAACGCAGCTCATTATCAGCGTCGAGTCAAGGCACTGATAATGAAACGCCTGTTAAATACGAACCATTGTCTTTAGACGCAAAATCGCTTAGTGGCGATGAACGCGTCTTTTATTTTTTCAGTAAAAAGGATGGATTGTCAGCATTTGTTTTGAAGCAATCTGAGAACAACAATGAAAATAATGAAAAGGCCATGAATCTGGCCGGAGGAGATGAAACCATGGGTGACACGCAAAAGGAACTGGAACTCAACTTGCAACAAACTAAAGCAGCATTAGATACCGCGACAGGGATTCTGAATAAAGTTCGATTGGCGCTTAGCGCCGAAGGAGATTCGGAAATCCTCGGCAAACTTACTGCGTTGACAGCACAAGCTGAAGACGGCAAGGCGTACAAGCTGAAACTGGTTGATGAAACATGCGGCGCTGGTGTTCGTGCGCTTGGTGAAGCATTCAACGTGGAGGCGATGAAACTTTCTTTCGAAGCGTTGTCGGCTACGCAGGTTGAAAAAATCCGTGATTCTTACGATGCACAGGCCAAAGCTTTGTTCGGCGGCGGCGGGAGACATACCGAAGGCGATGATATCAACTTGCCTGCTGGCGCATTGAATGGGACTGCTCCAAGCAATCCAAACAACAAGCCAACTGAAAAAACACCAGAAGAGTTAAGAGCATTGGCTAGGGATGAAGCCCGGGCTGCACTCAAAAGCACCGGCCATTCCAATCTGCTGAAGGAGGATAAATAATCATGGAATTTGCTAAGTACAATGGCAAGCCTGGCCCCGGCATTGCATATGAGCAATCGTTTGTTGAAGTTCTTGCTTCAACTGATCTACAGGCCCGAATCCCAGGCGGCGTTCTATTGGCGCAGGGTAACGGCATCTTGAAGAAAGGAACAGTTCTTGGTCGAGTTACTGCTTCCAACAAATTCGTTCCTTATGACTCTTCTGCTACTGATGGTTCTCAAACGGCTGTTTGCATCCTTGATAACGATCAGGACACAACGGGCTCCGACATTGGAGCATCCGCTTGGATTGCGGGAATATTCAATGAATCAAAATTGACAGGCATTGATGCTGCGGCTAAAACAGCGCTACGTCTTTGCTACTTTGTATAGGAGGGGAAACAATAATGACAATTAATGTACTTGATCCGTTGTTCCTGACGGAAGTTGTTCAAAACATCCGCACTGATATCAACTCTTTCCGTGGGGCGCAGTTGCTTACGGGAGGTGTTGATCTTAAAACGGAACGTGGATTGACCATCGAATACGATATTACGTATGACGATACAGGCATGACGCCTCCTACCGGCTTGAATGATCCTTCTCCAATTCATACTCCTCCTGTCGTGAAGCACATGAGCTTCACGAATCAGGAATGGCGTGAAAAGGTCATTATCGACCGCGAGAAAATGGCGGTTCTTCGTCAGCCAGGGAACAAGCTGGAGCAACTATGGGCTGAGGAATACATGGTTGAACGCATGGTTGGGCTGAATGCCCGTCTTGAGACGCGTTTCGAATGGATGCGGTAGCGCTCGTTAACCGGCACTCTAGTTGTTCCGGCCACAAAGAACAAGCCTGCTGTTACAATTGATTATGGTGTTCCGTCCAACAACAAGCCAACAGCAGCTACCCTTTGGACGGATACGGCTAACGCCGATCCGCTGAAGGATATTGATGATTGGATTCTTCGTTTCCGTGGAAGTGGTGCGAGGGCGGTTAAAATCATTGCGAATAAAAAGGTTGATACGCTGCTGAAGCAAAATGCCAAAATCCGCGAACTCTTGAAATACACATTGGGCAAAGAGGTTGTTACCGCGAATCGTTGGCTACGATTATTGATCAAAACCTCAATGGATTGCAGTATGAAGTGTACGATGGCGGCTACATCGATGACAACGGCGTATTCTACCCGTTTATCCCTGACAATGCCGTTATTATCATCGGTCAAGGCATGACAGGTAGCATCATGGACCTTGTAACAAGCCCGAACAACTACGAGGATATTTTCACGGGGCATCCCGGAAAATTCGCTTTGCCAAAACTGATCCCGGGCGACCCTGATCAATGGCAAGTTATTAACGGCGCTACTGTTCTGCCGCGACTGAAATATGTCAATTGGCATATCTTCGCGACAGTGGCATCTTAAGGAGGGCGCTACATGACTATTGTAAAAGTGCTGGTTGATGCTGTAGGGGAATACAACGCAGGGGAGATCGTAACTGATGCCCCTCAAGGACTCATTGATATTGCCATAAAGGGAACGCGTAATGCCGCTACTGGACAACTTCTTGCTGAGATTGTTAATCAGGACGCATTAAGTCCGGAGCCGACAGAGCGGGAATTGGAACTTCAAATGGAGCTTCAAGCTGCGCTGGACCGAGAAGCGGAATTATTGGAAAAACTTCAGGCCTTTGAGCCTGATTCCGAATTGAAGGAACTGAAAGCTGCGGCGAAGGAATTGAAAATTGCTGGTTATACCAAAATGGGCGTCGATGAGCTGAAGCAGGCCGTTCAAGCTGCTGGTGAAGGCAATGCCGAATAACATCTTAAACAGCGAAACGTACCACGAAGAGATACGCTCCAGACTTGGGGTAGGAGCTGACATTGTTTCTGACGCCGATATCGATGCGCCGTCAGTCCTTCCGATAGCAGAAGACCGAATTATCGAAATGGTTGCTGATTACACGACAGCAACAGAAAAGAAAGTACGATACATTTATGCCGCTACCATTTGTATGGTGGCGGCTATTTTGGCTCCATCAATGAATGCTCGAATCAGAAAAGCAAAGAAAGATTTCGATTTCACGATTGAAAACTTTGCAACAGAGTGGGGCCAATTAAAAGATTCGCTTATGGAAGAAATCGAGGGGCTAATTGGTTCTATAACAAATGACGAGGGCAGTTCAAAACAAATGCTTGATGTAGTTGGGCCTACACGCTTGAAAGAATCGAGATACCGGAGGTGAGGAATTCATGTTTTGTGAATTTACACACCGCCATACACCTTGCACAGTTGGAGGGCAGCCTGACTGTGTTATCTTATCGCGGGAGACAAAAGCAACAACGGTTATGGGAAAGGAATACGTCTATAACGGCTTATTTTCTCGTACATCTTGTGTTGAGCCAGGAATGATGGTTGAGACGGATGTTTCGTTTTTCGTGTTGACGTTACGCCTTACAGTGGACAGGGATAAGTATTGTTCGCTTCTCAAGGCAAATACAAAGGTCGAAGTTCAGCGTTTCCGCCAGACTTACGATGCCAAGGATAATCCGATTGACCAGGCGTTTCAGCCGATTCAGGAAGATGTTCTTTGCTTCGCGCAATACGTTTCCGGCCAGATGAAAATGGATGATCCGGGGCTATTGTCAACAACGCGGTATGTTCTGGTTCTGGCTCCAAACGTGGATGTGAAGCAACCGAAAGACCCAACGCTCATAAAGCCTGATCGGATCTTGCTGGATGGCCGTCCTTATCAGGTCGATGTTGTAGACCGCATCAAGTACCCGAATCTGCTCCATGTCCAGCTTTCAGAGGATTTGCGATGAATGGATACACGGGCTATAACTATCAGGCGGCAGAACGGGACTTGCGCAATGAACTGATTAGAGAAGTTATTGCACTGTCGGAGTTGGTGGAGGAAACAGCGAAAAGTAACGTGCGCTACTATCCAGAAGTGAGAAACCATCTCCGGCGACAACTTGAAACGCTGGCTTCCGATATGTTTTCGATGGAAATCACAACGGAGTATTGGCAAGCCTGGCTTGAACAGTTCGGCAAAGGATCATTAATGGCTGGGCCGCAGGACAACCCGGGCTTAACTAATTACATGAATTCGGATTTATGGAATAGATTTCGGTCACGATCGTCAAGGGTTGTTGCTGGGCGCGGGTTTGGACATTACAAGGCGATGGATGGAACAATCAATTCATCCAAGGGCGGCATGGCAGGCGTCGATTTGGAGGAACTGGCAGCGCGTGGCGATATAGACGAAAGCTTTGGGCCAACACCGCCGACTTTCTTTCTTAGGCAGGCGCTGCAAGCGAACCGGAATCGTATCCTTCAAGGGCTACAGGATGTCATATTAAACTTCCCATACCACAAATATTTCAAGGTGAGGTGATGATTTGAGTCAAGATTTAATAGAGGCGGTGTACAGCCTTCTGAAGCGTGATGAAGTGTTCATGGCCTATTTAGCCTTAACTCCCTCATCGCCTCCAGAAGTAGTTGTGAAACGGATATTGAAAGAATTGGAGTCTGATATGACGGTCATTTCCGAAAACATCCCTCAAGCGCAAATCTACATTATGCCTGGGAGATATGGGCGGAACCCTTTGGTGTTTCAAGGCAAGTTTTGCATAGACTTTTACTCTAAAACCTCGGTGTCTGCGCGAAAGATGGCAGATGCAGCATACAAAATACTCCACGATAAGAACATGCGAACGGAAGACTTGAATACATTCCGCTGCGTCCTGACGTATGATACAGATTTTGCGACAGGAAAAGCCGGTATTAAAGGATACAAAGCTATTTATGACGTTGATTACATCCGAATGAATTGAGGTGGGAATATGACGGTAAAGCAACAGAGGAACAACAAAGAACCAACGAGGACGGAACGCGAAACTCAACTGCAAGCGCTAGTTGATGAAAAGATTGAGCTTGCAACAGCGCTTGGGTTAATGAACGTTGCTGTTCCAGATGACGAAAGCTATAAGCATACTAATGAATACAAACGCCTCCAAGAAATCGACAGATTACTTTGGGGGCTAATTTAATTTAGGGAGTGAATGAAGTATGAATCCAGTTGTAATGGATGGCGTAGGGACGATTTGGTTCCGTGATGCGGACAACAAGCTCCGTTATGTCGATGAAAAGGTCAATAGCGTTATCTTTGCTCCACAATTCCCTTGGACTAAGGTGTTTGGCGGGCAGTCGGGTTATCCTTTCCATCTAACAGCTCAAGACCTACAGGACACTGTTACTATTGAAGTTCCGCGTTTCTCTCCGGCATTAGCGGAAATCATGCAAGGCTCTAAAACTGTTACTGGAGCTAAAAACATGGATGAGCTGGAGGAAGGTGTTCTTACGACGGGCGGATACCAAATCAAAGGATTGGCAAAATACGGCGTGACTGAGATTGTTTCTGGAAGCGATTCAGTCAACTTGAAGGATGTAAACGGAAACCTGACAGAACTTGAACGTGTAGCATCAGCACCTACTGCTGGTCAATATGCAATATCTGCAACAGGTGTTATCACATCGGCAGCAGCTAATAACGGGAAGAACATCATTGTTACTTACAAGTGGTCTTCAGCGACGGCAGAGACGACCGTTTTCGATGGTCTGCGGAAACCGAAGCCATTCAAATTTGTTCATCGTTTTGAATTATTGGATGACCGAACAGGCAAGACCGTACAATGCCAGTTGACCATTCATAATGCTATTGGTGGGGGTACGACAAATGTTGGCGCACAGCGCAAAACGCCATCCGTCAACCAATTGCAGCTCGAAGTTCTGGAAGGGAAAATTACCGAAGACAACCCTGATGGAATTGCAGCTGAAATTGTATTTTCATATTTACCATAATATAAGGAGATCCCTCGCTAATTGGCGGGGGATTATCTATTTTCGGGGGTAATGAAACATGTCTGAGCAAAAGCAAGACAACCTGGACCAGACGCTTAACAAAGGTTCCGAAGTCCGGCTGTCGGATACATTAACCAAACAAATGAAAATTGGCACAGTGAAAATTATCCGTGAGCTGCGTCAAATCACCAAAAACAATCAATATAAGTTCAGCTTTTGCATTGGCCGAGAAAAAGGTTGGGCGGGTGATCCGAAATTCGACTTTCCTGGTGCAGAACAAAATTTCAGGAAGGCGTTTGATTTGATTCTTGAAGATGGTTTGTCCGATGAAGAATATGACCAGGTAGACGAGCAGGGCATTCAGGAGTTGGATAATCTCCTCACTCGATTTCTATAGTGACTCCTTTCCGCCTGATCCCGATGCGGAGGAAGATGATTCTGAAGATAATAAAAGCGGCGAACAGACGGATTGGTTAGCATTATGGGCCTTGTGTATCAGCATGGGAGTGCCGGACAGTGAATGGGAGAACATGACCTATCCCAAGATTCGGGCACTCTCCAAA